CCATTAATCCGTTTATAATATCGTCGCAGATTTCCTCTGCTGTTTTTTGCTTTGTTTCATGTTTCTCTTCGCCGAAAACGTCGCTGTATGACGGAATTTCCAGATTCGCGCCGCCGAACGACGAAATAGCAAGCACCGTCATCCACGCCATATTAGCCATGTAGCAACGTTTTGCTTCCTCCTGCGTTTCGTGCGCCAGAAGCACCCCCAGCGCGTGCACGTTTTGCGGGCGGTATTTGTACAGCGCAGGGATTACATGATGCACCCCAGACGAAGCGCAAAGGTAAAAAAAGCAAACAGCGAATCGAGCGTGTCCTTGTCCATCATGGCGGCGGTTTCCGTGAAGTCCATTTCTGCGACTTCCTCCGCCGTCTTGCCGTGCATGGCGCCGAGAATGCCCATCGTTTCCTTGGGATGCTTGGCGTACAGAATCGGCAGCATCTTCATCAGGATGTCGCGTCCGACAACATCGCCCTTGCTCTTTTCTTCTACAAAGGCTTTCATTTCCTTGCTGTTTACCAACTTGTCGATGTAGGGAATAGCGTTCGCCATCTGCTCAAATGCGGTTGCGGTATTCATGCGTTTTCCTCCTCAAAATTAAGTGCGGCAGGGCGCGAACCCTGCCGCGTGTTGTTAGGCGGCAGGGTCGAAGAAAATGACCTCGCAAGGTGCATATCCGTCGGTTTCAAGCCCATCCTGATGCGCGGTAAACTCCACCGGGATAGTGCCCTCGCCCTTGTCCGTCCACGTCAGCGTTGCGCCCGCCGTGTTCAGCGCGTTTTTGATGGCAATCAGCACATAGCCCTTCGAGGTGTCGCCAACCCAAACAAGGCTATCAATATAATCCGCATCCTTGATGTCGGTGCGAATCTTGATGGTGTGCTTCTTCTCCGTGTCCGTTACGTCGGCAGTGCCGAAAGAACGCTTAAGGTTGTCGGCATTGATTTCGAGCAGGGTAGTCGTCAGCTTGATAGTCCAGCCATCATTGACGCTGCTGCCTTTCCATTCCTCGCGCTTGCCGTCCGCTTCGATGCTGCGCGTGTTGGGCGTGCAGACGAACGTGCCGCCGCCGCGCGTTGCGCCAATCAGCGCAGAGCCGCTTGTCTTTTCGCGCTCCGTTTTCAGCAGCGCGCCCAGCGTCGCCGCGTCCGTGGCGGTGGAATAGTCAAAGTTTGCAAGAAACATTCCGGCATTGAGCTGCAAGTTCTCAAATGTGCTTGCCCGAAGACCAGTCGTCATTTTGTTACCTCCTATTAGGTGTAATAAGTCACGATTTCATAGTAAATTCGCCCGTAACAGACGCTTTTAAGCGTCGTGTCCACTTCGAGGCGGAAAAAGTTGCTATTGTTGCGGTATAGCGTGATAAAGCCATCGTCGCAATAGATTGCAGTTCCCTCCGGCGGAATGGCGCGGCGAACCTCGTCGAGGATTGCCGCGCGCTGCAAGTTTACGTTGCTTCCACTTTCCGCCTGACAGCACAGCGTGCAAATCATTGCAGATTTTCCGAATGCGTCCCCTTCTTGCACTTGAAACGCGAAATAGGGAAAAGACGCTTCCTCCGGCACTGCGTCCTCGATGTATGCAGGGATGGGCTTGCCCTCGTAGGTGAAACTGTTCCAAAACTTGTATAGTTTCCGCTGCAAGTCAATCACGTCGTCACCACCTCCGCGTCCGCCTCCCGGAAGTGCATATCGCTCTGCTCCGGCGTTGTCATATCCCGCGAATCCGACGTGATTCGGAAGACTTTGCCGTCGGAAATCCGCTTCACGCGGTCGTTCGGCAAGAGTACCAGCATATCGGAAAACACGATTGTAAACAGTTCGCGGATGCCGTTCTGGTATGCAATCCGGGCTTCCGTGCTGCTGTTGCGGATGAATCCGGCACGAAACGGCGCGCCGTCTGTCCATGTGACAACGATGCCGCCCATGCCGTCAGATTCCGTGCGCTTGTCCATCATACAAGCGTCATCCAGAAAGTCTGTCCATGCCATCAGCCCACCTCCGTGTACATATGGCGATACGGTCGCAGCTTGTCCGCGAATGCCGCTTGCCACGTTACAACGCCGTTGCTGCCAGTCGCCCGCGAATAGCTGTAATGCCCGAACGATTCCGAGGTGTATGCCCCCGTTGGGTTTTTCGTCTCGTACTCCGCGCATTCTTTTACAATCTCGATAAACGGGCGCGGCGGGTAAAGAAACCACAACGTGCCGTCGAAAGTTTCCTCCCCGTCTGCGTCCTCCATTGCGCCAGAAACAAGGCTGTGAACGCCGTCGTTTCGCGCGCTGCCGCTGATGTACACATAGGGCGAACCTACATCCGGAACGATTTTACCGCCCGCAATGCGAATCTCTCCTGCGTACTTGCAGCGCTCAAAAAAGTTGTTACACTCGCGCATTGCCATTTCCAGCGTCACAGCCATGTTTCCACCTCCATTAGTTCGCTGCCGTCACCGTCGCGCTGCCGGAGCGAATCACGCGGTAGTCGCTGGTGCATTCCGCAACCGTCACCTTCTGCCCGGTTGCAATCGCAAGGTCAGACGTGCCGTCCCAGTTGCTCCAAGTACGGACATTCTGCCCATAGGTCGCAGTCGGCGCGGTCGCGCCAGCCTTCACCTTATACAAATTGGAGCTGGATTCTTTCGCGGGGCTGACAGTCAGCTTCGTGTTGCCCTTGCCCGTGCCAGCGGCAGAGGAAACCGTCAACTGACCCGTCGCCGCGTCCGTGATGGTCGCAATCCAGATGCTCTGCGGATTGAAGATAACCGGCATGAACAAGCCGGATGCCCGCGTCCACAGCACAACGGGGTCATTTTCCACCCACTGCGACACCATCACATAGCGGTGCTGCCCGGACTGATTGACGTTAAGCCCGGTGTTTGCGGTATTTACCGTCTCTTCCGGGGTCTGTCCCCACAAGCCCGCGCCGATGCGCGTCATGGCGCTGCCAGTGCCGAGGAACGTCATCTTGTCCTGCGGGAAATAGCGCTTCGTGGTGCGAATCGGTCGCCCGTCCGCACCGATGCCGCCGTCAATGGCGTACTGCAAATCGTTAGTAATAACGCGGTTAATGCCGTACTCGGTGGAAAGGAACGTATTCAGCGCGGCATTGCTCACATACGCGCCCTCGCTCAACGTGCCGTTGATGCGCTTCTGGACTGCGCTGTTCGCGCGAATCTTGTTGATAACCTTTCGGCTCGTTACGATGGTGTCCAGCGTCGTGCCAGCGTCCAGCGCGGTATCAACCACGAACTGAATCTGTGCAGGGATGTCCGCGTCCTCGCTGAAATCGAACGTGAATTCCGTCTGTTCCGGCTTCACGCCGTAGTCGATGGTCAGGTCGAGGTCGTTTTCCTTGATGGTCATTTTGCCAGTCGCCAGAACCTCGTTCTTCGCAACCTTAGTGCGCGTCACAACTTGGTCGGCAAGCATGATGCCGTCACGGATAACGTAGTCGTACATAGCGTCATTCTGCACGCCGGAACGCAGCAGCGCACGCATACGCTCGGACTGGTTAATCTTTACTTTAATCAGTCCCTTTTCGATGCTGTGGGTATCGACGGGGATGCGGGTGGCGATGTTCGTCCGGCTATCGAAGCTGTGGAAGTCAGCCATCACGGGAAGCTGGTACTGGTTGGCAATCTCCTGCCACTTAGCCACGAGATTTTCGCTGTACTCGTCGGGAAACAGCGCGTCAACCGGGTCATTCGGGCGGCTGACGTTAAAGCCAACGTCCAGCCACTCTTCCTTGGGGATAAGACCGAAAATATTGTTCTCAAAAGATGGAATCTGCATGGTATTCTCCTTTCGTCAGTACGGACGCACCGTCGCGGCTTCGGCGGCGATGAAGTAGAAGCCCTTTGCCGTCAGCGCGCTCTTGGCGGTGCTGTTGATTGCGGCGGGGAGACGGCTCTCGTAAACCGTGCCGCGCGTCACGACGCTGCCGGGCATGTCGCCGCTGGTAACGTCCACGTCCTCGTACACGATGCCGACGGCAGTGCCGTCGTTCGCGGGGTAAACAGTCCCCATCCTGACGTACTTCGCGCCGTTTTCGGCGGTGGTAGCGCCCGACTGCTTAATCTGCTTGGTTTCGCGGATTGCATCTTCCGCGTTTTTGAGGAAATAACCGGGCTGGTAAACAGTCCCGGTTGCATTGCTGGTAAAGCTCATTTATTTGCTCCTTCCGGCGCAACTGCGCCATACATATCTTGCGCGTACTTCGCCGCCAGTGCTGCGGCGCGTCCGCTGCCGTGCGTGGCATTGCTGCCGCTCGGCGGGGTTGTGGTAGGTGTACCCTGCTGCTGCTGCGTGGAGAAAAGGTCGCCGTACTCGCCCTTTAGCGCGTCAATCAGCTTGTCGCCGTCCTTGATTGCGCCCTTGTCGTCGAGTTCGATGCCATCCAGTCCGCGCTTTGCCATTACAAGGTCGGCAAGTTTCTCCTGCATCCCCTTGCTTGTCAGCAGCTTTCTTGCGGCGGTTGTCAACGTCGCGGTTTTTTTCTCCGTTTCCACCTGCTGCTTGTAGGCGTCGAACGCCTCCTGGATCTTCTGCGCGTCGCCGCCGCTCTTCTTCGCGTCGGCAAGCTGCTGCTTGAGCGTGTCGCGCTCCGTGGTCAGCGCTGCAATCTGCTTCGCCTGTTCCGCGTACTTGTCACGCTCCGCCTTGATGTCGTTGATTGCGTCGCTGTGTGCTTCCACAATTGCGTCAATCGCCTCATCAGGCACATTCAGGGCTTTCAGGTTTTTTCGGGTGAGGATATTCATGATTCAATCTCCTTTGCTTCGGGGCGCGGTGCTTTGCGCCTTTGATTGTTTGCGGTTAAGCGGTGCTTTGCTTTTCCGCGTATATGCAAACAGCGCACGGCGGTGCTTTGCCATGCGCTGATATTGCTGTAATTAGTCCATATTCTGCTTGATTGTGTCCGCCATGATGTCCACAAGGCGTTCCGTGTTTGCGGAATCCGCGAACGTGTCCGTCATAAACGGTCTGCCGGGGGTGTATCCTCCCGGCATGACGCGGAACTCGCCTTTGTCGCCCAGCTTGGGAAAGAAAACGGCGTGTCCGGCGTGTCCATCGTGCACATAATGCGCGTACTCAACGTTTGTGCCGATTGTTACTTCGTTGTTGTCCTGGTCGATGTCGGCGGAAATGCTTCGCGCCAGATTGCCAGTGTCGTAGACCTTGTGCTCATAGCCAGTAACCATCTTCTCGCGTACCATGCCGACGGCTTCTTGCCCGACCGCCAAAAGTCCGACAAACATTGCCTGTTCCAGCTTTTGATTGATTTCCGGTGTGTGGTCTACGAACCCGCTCATTTCTTTTCCTTCTTTCGGATGTTGCCGTCTGCGTCCACATACTCGGTGGACAGGATGACTTTCGGCATAATCATGCAGTAGCAATTGATTGTTTCCGCTGCGCTGCCGTTCGGGTCGCCCGGAAAGCGGATGTTGCTGTTCGGAAAACACTCGCCTTGTTTTGCCATCTTGCCATGTCGCGCCATATGCGCTTCACGGCTATTCTGGAATCGGCAGAACCACTTGTTGTAAACCGTTACACCTTGGTCTGCTGCCTCCTGCGACGCGGCGTAACTCGCTTGGCTCTGTGACCGCGTCCGCTCTGTCTGCGCCACGCGCCGCGCTTGCCACTCGCTCTGTCCTGTGATGTCGCTGATGCGGTTCATCAGTTTCTTCCTGTCCTCGCCCAGCGTGGATGACAGCGCCAGCGCGTTTTGCAGTTTGTGGCGAATCTCGGTGTTCTGTCCTAAATTCTTGTACGCCAGCTTCGTGAATGCTGTTTCGTTCGCGGCGAAAATCGCTTTGATTTCGCGCTTGTTGGGCTGCGCGAACGACACCTTTACACCCGCGCGGTCTGCCTGCGCCTCGATGACGGTTTGCGCCTCGCCTAAACTATCGGCGTACACGTCGCCCATCGTGTTCCGGATGTCGTCGGTTGCCCGGTTCCCTGCCTTGCAGATTTCCTCCATGATGACTTCTTCCACCCGGTATTGGCGGATGAGTTCGCGGACAAAACCCGCTTTCCACCGCTCCACCTTTTCCGGCGTGTCGTAGTACGCGGGCGGCTTTATCTTGCCTTCATCCACTTGCTGCTTTTTCCGCAAGAAGTCTTTCAGGCGCTCCGTGGCGATGTCAAGCGCCTCTTGGTACATCGCCTTTATGCGCATTTGCAGCGCGGCTTCGCGCAAATCGTTGCGCTCCACGTCCGTCACGGCTTGCCCGTCTCCCCAGCGTCAAAAAATGCAATCAGGATGCGCAAGACAAGTCGAACCGCTACAATCCACCAGCCGATGCACAAGAGCCAGTCCGGAACGATGACGTTATTCGCCGCCAGCGCTTGAAGAATCACCATCAGATACAGCATCTTCTTCCTCCTCGCCTGTCTTCTGCATCGCCTGTTGCGCCATACGCATACCCAAAAGCGATTCTTCCTCCCCGCGCTTCATGATGTCGTCGATTTCCTCCGACAGAATCATCGGATTGAGTTTCAGGCGCGTCTCCTTGTCCAAATCCCCTTGCGCGGTGTAGATGTTCTGGATGATTTCGCTCTCGTTGGCAATCGTCTGCCGCTTAAAACGGATTGTCTCCGTCTCAATGCCCAGAATCCGAAGCAACTTCTGCACGAAATCAAAGCACTGCCATTCGTAGGCGTTCGCCTTGAGATCGAGGTTAGCCATGCTCGCGCGGATGGCGACGTTCGTCAGGCTGCCGCCCGTCAGCTCAGACACATCCAGCGCCATATAATCGCGATATAGCTGCCGTTCCAGCAATTCCAGCGCGGTTTGACGCGCTGCATACGGAACTTCAAACGTCTCCGGCGTTACTGTGCTGGATGACGTGCCGTCCGAAATGTTTGCAATTGCTTTCAGGCGGTGAATCTGTTCCAGCATCAGCGCAACCTCGTCGAAGTTGCCCCCGAAGTTGTTCAGCACCCAGTAAACATCGTTCGCTTTCTCCAGATTGTTTCCAAAGTCGGAAAGTACGATGTCATACAGGTCGATTTTGGAACGAATCGCCAGCGTCAGTTCCGTCTGCTTCTTGTCGTTCGCGTACAGCGGCACAATCGGCAGTGCGCTATAATTTTCCTCGGACACAAGGCGTTCTCCCGTTATGTCCCTCGCGTATGTCCGTTTATAGGCGCGTTTCTCCTGCGCCACCTCCAAATCAGAGGCGTTTTCGCGCGTTTTGTACACCGTCACGCCGTCCGGCTCGAATACACGCGCCATCAGCGGCTTGTCGTCGCCAATCTGCCAGAACTGCACCCCAACCATCGGTTCGCCCGTCAGCTCGTCCAGCAGCGCCACAAATCCGCTGTTTTTATCCGTGTACGCACGCAAAATCTCAACGTGGTCAAGATTCCAGTACCCCCAACAGACGCCGTGTACCAGCGCATACAGTCCGATTTTCGCAAGCGTCGTATCAAATCCGACGCCCAGCTTGCCCTTCATCTCGTCGTTTTCCAGCTCCACGCCATTACCCAGCAGATAATTAGCCTGTTGCATTGTAAAGCGGCGGAAAAAGTCGCTGTATATGCGCTGTCCGGGGATTGCTTGCGTTGCCGTCGCTTTCTTCTTTACCTTCTTCCCGTCGGCGGTTATCTGCTCCGTCTCCGATGTAGTCGCTTGTAGCACGACTTTCGCGGAAACAGTATCGTTCCGCGCCTCGTAGTATCGTTGCGCGATTCCTGCCTTGTCGAAGTCCTCGCTGTGCTTGTATGCACCAATAACCGCCAGCGTCGCCTTTCCCTTGTCCGGCTCGTTCTGCCAGTCCTGCCATGTGATTTTTGTGAACATCTATATCACCCCCCAACATACAAACTCGCGCCGCTCCTGTCGAGAATCCGGCAGCAGCACGCGGCGCTGTCCGGCGCGTCGTCGTGTTCCGCGTCCTCTGTGTAGTCCATAATCTGCGCGATATAGTCCCTGTCTGTTCCTTCCAAAAACACGATATTCCCCCACCACTTTTTGAGGTATGTGCTGATTTTTAGGTACTTGTTCATTTTCTCCGGGTACGCGCGTACCGCCATGTTTCGGCGGCGCAATTCCCGCGCCAAATACCCCTTGTCGCCGTTTGTCTCGCAGTAAATCGGGGCGCACATGAGGCGATCCGTCTCCGATTGCAGTGCGTCCATCAGCGTATCAACGTGCTTGCGCCACAAACGCCCGTACAAGTACAGCGTGTCACCGTCCCTCTTGGCGCACGTCAGCGCGGTGTAGTCCTCGCCGCCATAGGCAGCATCAACGTGCGCGATGCCGTCCCGCAGCTTTTCCGCCTCCGGCGTGAACGTCGGCGGCGTGTCGAACAGCGCGTTTTCGGCGGCGATGTGGCGCAACTCGTAGTTCGCGGCAAACAGCGACGGCGACATTGATTTCCGCAGCTCTTCCAGCTTCTCCGGCGAAATCAACCCGGTGGAATAGCAGTCGTGCTTTTCCGGCGGTGCAACCATCGTGAACGCGTCCTCGATGTGCCACGGTGTGCCGATAAAGACGATTCGCCCGTCGCGGGTGACGATGTTTCGCAGCTCCTGGATAACTCCCTTTGTGCGCTCTCGTTCTGCGCGGCTGATGCGGTCGTTGAGGTTTACAACGTCGTCACATACAATCAAATCCGCGTGCTTGCCCGTCATGGACGAACCGCAGCCGATGCCGATTAGCTGGTCAGCGCCGCGCGGCGAATCGTACACGCTCACCGTCATACAGTTGCCGCCAGATTTCAGCAGCGTCACGTCCTGCTGCATGAGGATTTGCGCCATGTAGCAAAAAGCCTCGTTCGCGAATACCTTTTTCGCCTGTGCGATGCTCTCCACAACGTCGCTGTCGGTTTTTCGCATAAAAATCGCGTTTTTTCCGTGGTTGAGAACGCACCACATTGCCAAAGCGACGGAAAGGCAGGAAGACTTGTAGGACAGGCGGTGCGCTTGAAGCGTGTAATCGTCCGCTCCGAAGATGATGTGCTGCATCCAGCGTCCGTGAAGCTCGTCCGTTAAGTCACGGAATCCGCACATTCTTCCGACGGCGGCGGGATGGTATCGCCAAATGTTCCACACTTCATCCCGCGTCAGCGTCGTCATTTTACTTCTCCCCGCGTTTCTTTCAGCAGCTTGTCAATGTCTGCTTTCGCGTCCTCGGACAACTGCGGCGCTTTGACGGTCACAACGTCTCCGGGGTCTTCCCCGATAATCCGCATGATATACTGAAAAGCGGGTAAATTCCCGTCTGCTGCCATTTTGACGGTGCGTTTCACAAGTGCTTCTCGCAACGTCCCGCCATTTTGCAACGGCTCGTCAAGCAGATTGAGCATCAGCTCCTTGACGGTAAAATTTGCTTTGCGCGCCTGCGTTGCTTTTTCGTGCGCTTTCCTCGCGTCACTCGTCGCCCCGTCCTTCCCGCTCCCGAACCTTTTCCCCTTTTGCAGGTTTGCAAGGCTATTAGGATGAGTTCCTCTCGGCATTCATGTCACCTCTTGGGCTGCCTGCGGATTTCGCCTGTCTGCCGGTTGATGGTGTATGCTACTCGGCGCTGGTATGCGCCAGATGATTTCTTCGCCAGCGCAGAACCGTTTCTTAGCGCTCGCCCCGAACCGCTTGCCATGCTTTATTCCCCCTTACGATTTTTGGTTTCGTGTAGTTGATTGTTTTGTACTTGTCAATGAGGTTGTCGAACGCTTCCCGGTAGAAGTTGAACAGCTCCGCGTTCTCCTCGAAGTCGAATTGTTCCAGGCAAGACGCGCTCCGCAAATTCGCGCTCCCCGTCAGCACATAATGATTCCCCTTGTGCGTTTCCATCAGCAGGATTTTCATGTGTGTGTTGGTGAACGCCACTTGCAATTTGTTGTCTATGTCCAATTCCTCATACAAGTACGGAATTAAATCCGTTTTGTAGTGGCTGTAGAAGTATCCGGATAGCATCAGATTGATTTTCTCCACGTTGCGGAAAAGCAGCAGGTTTTTGAAGCTGTCCACGTTGTTTTCCGACAGTGACAACGTTGAGCAGTAGATTGTTTTGAGGTCGATGCCGCGATACATTACAAGTGCTTCCGGCAAGTCGCCAAAAATGAAATTGCCCGGAACGATGCAGGTAGTCCGTGCATTGCGTTCCAGACAAATTTTTGCGGCAAGGTCGCGTGCGTGCTGAAAATCCGCCTTGTTGTAGATTGCCGACTTTGCCATCTTGGGCTTTATGATGCGCGTCTGCTCTTCATCGTCTACGATGGAGAAGTCAGCGACGGAGAAGTCTATATCGTCGTCAAGCTCGATTGTGTCTGGGAGGTGGATTTCCGGGATGTCGAGGTTAAAATCAGGCTCTTGCTTCATGCACGGATACCCTCTTGACAACAAAATTTGTCAGTGGTAGAATGATGATTTCATAGGCGACTTTTAGAATAACCTGTGTTGCACCCATGATAAGCATTGATTCGATAGGCATTTCTCCGGCAAACGCAATCGGGATGAAAATTGTGCTATCTGCGAGTTCACCGATAACGCTTGAAAGAATTGCCCTGCTGCCGAACCCCTTAATTGTGTTTTCGTGCTTTTTTTTCATTATCTGGAACACAATATCGTTTGCGTAATCACCGACGACATATCCCGCCAGCGACGCAAGCAGGATTCGCGGCGCGTTGCCTAACGTCGCGGAAAATCCTTCTTGGTTCATCCAGAATGGCGCAGCAGGAAGCGCGATAGCAATGGCAAATACAATAGCCATCAGGATATTTGCCCCGAATGCCATGTAACACGTTAATCTGCTCCACCGATAACCGTACACCTCTGAAAATATATCCGAAAGAATATACGTCATCGGAAAGATTATTACTGCACCCGTCATCGTGATGCCGAATGGCAATTGGAACTGTTTCCCTGCAAGAATGTTTGCAATCAAGAAACAAGCAACAAAAGTAACGGTAAGAACCGTTTGGAGTTCAGAAGTCTTGTGGTTTTTCATGTGGTTCCCTCACTTTCTTAACGAGAAAAAATGTATGTATAGCTATCAATGCACCGTTCAGGATTATCGTGCTTGGTGACTTGATTAGATGCCCATACAGGCAATATATTGCCGCACCAACCATATTTACGATTCTGATTCTTTCACATTTTGTCTTTGTGAAGGAAAGCAAAACCACAATGGTGGCTATGATTCCGACGATTTCATAATTCACAAATGCACCTCCGCATATTTTTGAAATTTCACCCATTCGCCAAAGTTAATTAGCGCGGCTTTGCGTGAATCTGCTAATCTATGCCCTTGCGGAGCATCATATTTCTTCATAGTCGAACCATCAAATTTGTAAATGTACCCAAATCTATTTCCAGTCGTCCATGCTGTCGAATCTACGCTATCAAAATGATATTTCTTCAATCCTTCGAGGCTTGTGTAACCCAAACCGTGGATTTTGGCATTGCGCTTATGCGCTTCATTGATGAACCACGGAAAGAATTTGTGTTCATCTTTGCTCCATTCTTTGCTGACGATTCCACCGAGTGCGACGTACTTGTACTCGTCAACCATCCGCAAAAATTCGTCTTTCCCGCGGCTTTTATGCCATACGGGTATCGGCTGAATGCCAGTAGTTTTTTGCAAGCGATTTCGCAGGATTTTTACTTGCTCATATCCAACGATGCTGTCTATGTCAAGCTCGAAGTACTTTTTTGCGTTATTTCGCTTAATAAAGTCAGCGTATTTATCAGCATATTCGTTCCATTTTAACGTTTTGCAATTTTTGCTTCCCATCATAAATGTGAAAGCTCCGCTGTCCAATAGAAAGTCGCCGTAATATGGAATGAGCTTTTCTGTTGTTGCATCTGCGTAATAGAACGATTCGAGAATATATGGGCGGTTTGTTGTGATTGTTGTATCGTATAAGCCTTCATTCCTATAAGGAGCATTCCCAGCTAAAAAAACATTCATCGCTTCCGATAAGTCTTTCCCTTCTGCAACATCATCCCATAGCGGTTTGAGATTCCCAGATACCCCCCCAGCTAGAAAAATTCGCATTATGGCTCGAAAGTTTGCCCGCAATGAGGACATGTTATAGTTTTGGTTTTCTTTTTCTCTTCTCCATTTGCCGCAAACAGCTCGTCAATGTTGACTTCTTGCCCCCCCACGGAAGCACCGAAACCGAACTCGCTCATGTCAATATCAACGATTTCCGCCAGCTCTTGGTCGAGCGCCGTAAAGTCCCAGCCGCTGTCCATGTTGGTTTTGTTGTGCGCCAGTGTGTACGCCTTGCGCTCTTCCTTCGTCAGGTGGTCAAGGCGAATGCACGGCACTGTGGGGATGCCGAGCTGCTTGCACGCTTCCATCCGCCCGTGACCCTCTACAATCAGGTTTTCCTTGCCCCAGATGCCGATGGGGTCGTCCATTCCGAACCGCTTGATGCTTGCCTTGATTTCGTCGATTTGCTCCTGCGGATGCCGCTTTGCGTTTCTCGCGTATGGTTTCACGCGGTCAATCGGCAGCATACAATCCGTTTCGACGATTTTGATGCCGTTCCAGTCAAGCAATGGTTTTCCCTCCTCTTCTTCCGTCGCGTCCCCACCAACGCAACAAAGCGCATCGCGCATAAATCCCGCCGCTGAAGAGGCAAGAGCAGCACTTCCATAGTCGCCTCTTCCAACAAAAAAGACGCTTGCATCACTGCTTGCGTCTTTCTTGCTGCTTTTACATTTTACATTATATCACGGAAATTACTCTCATAACTCTCATTTTTTTATTTCTATATGTTTTTGTTTCTTTGCCATTGCCAGCAATGCCGCCTATTTCGTGTTCTAACGGCTTGCTTGTTTTTGCTTATAATTATGCCGCCTGATTGCTCCGGCGTCTCTCAGGCGGCATTTTGTTGCGATTATGCGGGCTTGATTGCTTCCACCTGCTGCTTGGTGAACAAGTAGGCGGTCGTCATGAAGAACCCGCTATTTTCTTCCTTTGCGTCAACGTTCTTTTCGTCGTCCTTCTTCTGCTTGCGCGTCTTGGGCTTCCAGATGCTCACGACCAGCGCGGCGTGTTCGCCCTTTTTAACCATGTACCCGTGATTCTTCCACTCGGCGAAGGTGTGAATCGGGAGGCGCAACCCGTTCATGATGTAGGCTGCGGCTTCCTCTTCGGAGAAGATGCCCGCGCTGATGGCGGACTTGGCGATGATTTCTTCGTTTGACATGGTGCTTGCTCCTCCTTCCTGTTCACGCCAGCGTTGCAACGACTTCGGAAGGCTTGTACTCTTCGCCTTTCTTCCAGCGAACGATGCTGCGCTCGTAGTCGCCATCCATCGTTTCGTCCCCGTACTGCAACTCGTAGCAGTACGTTTTCGTTTCGCAGAACCAATTGGCTGCCAGCTTCTTTTTCATTTCCTCGGTGATGCGGATGCCCTTCTTGATGCTCGCGAACTTCATAATTCTTACCTCTTTCTGTCGGGGGCTTTTATTTGTACCGCCCTCCTGACACTATTATTATAGCATATACTGCCGTATATGTCAAGAGGCAAATCACATTTTTTTTGCGATTTTTGCAAACTTTTTGCGCAACGAAAAAGGCGCACCCCAGCGGATGCGCCCCATGCTATTATTGTTTTCTGTTGGTAATTATCGCACGCCCGACATAAGCGTTTACGGAATCAACGATTAGCTGCGCCACCGAGATACCGCGGCGCTTTGCTTCTTCTTCCAGCGCCTCTTTGCTCCCAGCGCGAACGTCGAAGCGCACCGTCTTGATTCCTTCTTTTTCGCGGTACTTCTTCATCGCGCGGACGGAAATGTCCCCTTGGTAATACTCTTTACGCATTGCCACAACCCCTTTCGGGGATATTGTAGCATATGATGGTTGATTTTGCAAGCTGTTACTTTTCACGCTTCACCTCTACGATGTAGTCCAAATCATTTGCTCTTTCGCAGACTGCGACCATTTTCCCGTCCAGCGTTGCAATGTGGCTGTACACGAAACCATTTTTTTCAAGATGACCATGCTTTTTAAGCTCTCTGTATTCTTCCTTCGTCAGCGTCAGCATCACTGTGTTTTCCCTTCCATTCATTTACAGTTGCCTTATTGTAACGTACCCGCATCCATTTGCGTAACGCGGGCGAGTGAGCGTTACCAGCTTGTCTCCAAACCGGCAGTACGTATTGCCATTCCGCCATGTATCCGCATCACTGATGCAGTAGTCGATGAACACTTGTGTTTGCTTCGGCGAAAGTTTCTTGTTTTCGCAAATCCCGAACGAAGGCGCGAAAACGTCCGCGAACCAGCCCTTGCGCTTCGGAAATCGCAGTGCAAACGCTTTCAGCCAAACCGCATCCGCTTTTTCTTTGTGTTGATTGTAAAGCTCCATGAGCTTCTGTTCGTATTCCTCGTCGGTGATGCTTTCTTCTTTGGCGAGTGCGTCCATTTGCGCTTCCCACGCCTTGGTCATTTGGCGGTGCTGTTCAAACAGCGCCGCGCTTTTTGCTTTATCAGTCATTGTCTTACCTCTTTCTGTCGGGGGCTTTTTTTGTACCGCCCTTCTGACACTATTATTATAGCATATACTGCCGTATATGTCAAATAGTCTACGCAGGTTTACAAAATCCTTCTGGTTGCAAAGCATTGCGCATTTCCTCCTTTTGCCCTCGTACCTCCGGGCGGGTGCATGGTTATTCTTCGTCCTGACAAACATCATTGATTTCGTTTGTTTCCAGCGTATCCCAATCATCGCACTCGATGTTGTGCGCTATCAAAATAACGGCACCATGTATGCCGTCTTCGTATTTGGCGAGTTTATCATACATCGCTTTTGCTTCTTTATAGGAACTTCCGTCGTATTTATAGGAACTTCCGTCGTAATAAGCGCCGTCACAAGCGGCGATAAAACTGCGATAGCCATCGCAAACTCCGTCAACGACTTCGATTTCCACAACGAAATGGTCGTACTGACTTTCTACGTCCAACTTACGAGTTTTTTCCATTTTTCTTACCTCTTTCTGTCCGGGGTTCTTTTTTACCGCCCCTTGACACTATTTATTATAGCATATACTACCGTATATGTCAAGGGGCAAATCACATTTTTTTGCGATTTTTGCAAAGAAAATCGCGCACCTTTCGATGCGCGACCGCCTTATTCCGCGCTCTGGATTTCCCGCTCTGCGTTACCAATTACGCGGAAGACGTGCTGCTCGGAATACGCCAGATTGTAGCTGATTTCCCGGACACTCCTTCCCTCCAGATATCGCATCCTCATGCACTGCACTTCCAACGGACTTTCCAGCGCATCCACCAGCGGCGCAAGCTCTTCGCGCATCTTGCACAACTCGTCCCAGATTGCTTTCTTGCGCTCAAGCGCCTCGACGCGATACAGCAGCCCTTCCTCCGTGCTGTTCATGCTCCCGCCCCCGCGCGGCGCGTCGCTTATTGTCCGCGTCAGCTTCTGCGCCCGGATTCGCGCCTGCTCCGCTCGCAAGCAAGCCATAGGATACCGCCTGATGAGATACCGCATCCGCTTTAAGTCAACCATTTTCCCCTCCCGCAACCGCCACACGATTATTTTACCCCTTCAAACGCCTTTACAATCGCTGTATACAGCGCCGGGCGAATCTGTCCGCTCATTAGCTCCGTGTACAGCATATCTTGTACCTTCTCGATTGCTCCGTTTGCCTCCTTTTCGCCGTTTAGCCGCCTGATTGCGTCCTGCGTCGCCCTGACTTTGTAGGCATCGTGGCGGCTTTTGCATCCGCGCGAAACGTTCCCTGCAAGCCGCTTGACGTTCTTTTCCAGCTCTTTCTCCAGCCAAAAAGAGTACCGGATGTCGTCGGTGTCCACCATTGTCTCACTCTCCGTTCATGTATCGCATAATCGCATCAATCGCTTCTTGGCATCCCTTCGCCACAACGCAGCGGTATCCCTCGGCAGTCAGCATCTTCATGCGCACCTTCTGCGATGTCGATACCGTCCCGCCCTTGCGCCGCTTCATTTCGATAAAAAGCCCGTGTTCGCGACCGTTGGAGACGGGCAGGAAGATGTCCGGCACTCCTGCACGCGTCCCGGTTCGCTTCATCCTCGCGGCGGTTGCTTTGGCGCGATAACCGCCGTTCGGGATGGCGAACATCCCTTTCAGCCACGGCTTCGTTGCGCTTTGAGCCTCCGCCCAGCGGAAAAGGGCTTCCTGCTCTTCATCCTCCGTCGGGATTACATCGGCATAAATAGAACGCCATGTAGTCCGCACTTTGGATTTGTACATTTTACCCATGCGCCTCCCTGAACATCAATCGTAGTGTATAGCTTCATCACTGCGTTGCACACCGGGCAAATTGTCATTGCGTTCAGCCATTCTTGCCTTTCGACCATGCTGCACCTCCTCTCTGCGCCTTGATGCACATAGCAGCAACCTGCACAGCTTCGCAAGCCAGCAGTGTAGCTGCCGCTGCTGTTTTGCTCGCGCGTACCTGAAACGCATCTGCATCATCCCGGCGATTTGCCAGCCACACGTCATTTGCCTTTTGCCGAACACGCTGCATCTCTTCATTCGCCTCCTCGATTTCCTCCCAGATGACGGAAAACGCCTCCGGCATGGAGTTAAACGTCTCTCCATGCTCTTTCTGCGCTCGAAGAAGTTCGGAAAACACAACCGTCACAATCTCATCTTGCAATTTTCCCATAATTATCACTCCTCCTCCGTCGTCCCAAGCTGCGCCTTCGCCAGTTCGATTGCCAGCAGATACGTCCTTTCGTGCTTCGTCCCGGCGTGGACTGCCTTGACTTTTGCGGCAAAGTCGTCAATCGAGCCGCTGAAGCATCCGCAGGAAACGTATATTTTCTCATCTTCGCAACGGTAAAAAGTGGTTGTGCCGTCACGGCTTCCGATTGCTCCGATGGTGATGCAGTCAGACGACTTCATCACGCGCGCCGAACCCATCACGCACGCCGAATCCATCACGCGCGCCGAATCCATCACGCGCGCCGAACCCATCACGCGCGCCGAACCCATCACCCACGCCGAATCCATCACGCGCGCCGAACCCATCACCAACGCCTCGCCAGTTACCCACGCTGCGCCGTTTTGCGACAGATTTTTCTCCGCCTCAATCCAGCCGCCCAAGTCACCAGCCTTCACGTCGTGCTCCGGAATATCAATCAGCGCACGGATGCGATGCAGAATCTTTCCGCCGATTTCTTTTGTTTCGCCTGTCAGTTCGTACTTTTTCATTTTTGCTTTTCCTCCATCAGGGTTTCGGCGACGCCGCCCAACACGAACGCCGCGCATGGAAGTGCGATGCCGTTGCCCCACATTTTGTACTCTGCACTATCCGTGTGCAGGGCGTTATACCACTTGGTCAGCGTTTCCGCGCTGTATTTCTTGGACGGTTTGCCCGCGATGAGCGAGCAAGTGTCGCGCACTCCTTGCCAGAACGCCAGCTCTTCCTCTGACAGCCTGTCCTTGTGGTCGGGGACGCCCCACCCGTCGGGGAAGCCCTGCAAGCGGCAGCATTCCAGCGGCGTCAGGCGGCGGATGATGTACTTGCGCGGCGGCCTTCCGTCCATCAAAACGCTGGGCGTACAGTTCAGGCTTTGTTCGCCATTCGCCTTGGCTTGCAGCGTGTGCGTTTTTTCTTCGTCCAATACGGCGTTTCGGCAGTCCATGCCGTAGACGGGAGTATGTTCGACAACCAAATCGCGAGGACTTTTGAAATCTCGCGCTGCCATTGTGGATGCTGTGCCATCAGCGGCATACTCTCCAATTTTCGGGCTGCGATATACTGTGACCGCCGTGTAATCCGTCACGCGGTTCTCGTGGTCACCGGTCAACGTCTGGCAGTGCGCCCCGTCGCCGTTCCCGCATGCGTCGTAGCACACAACGTTCTGGCCACGGTCGATGCAGGTGGACGCATCCGCTTCTGCCGTCAGCGTCCGGGCAACCTGCGGATAGCAGACGCAATTCGGCTGCTGCGCGCTTTTAACGTTTCCAGCATTCAATGCCACGGCTTCCTCCAGCGCTTCCAGGAGCATCGGCGGCAGCGCCTTGCCCCGTCGTTCCGCACGCCGCAGGATGCCCTTGCAGGCCCTCGCGCTCAAATAGTATTTTTCCGGCGCGTCCGCCTGCAAAATCTGCCACAAGGTAGATTCTCTTGCGACGCTGGGGCACTCCCCAGTATTGCGCGTCGAGTTGCCGCCACGCGACGCTGTATCCGTCGCCCACGACCTCTCCGGCTGATTTCCATTTGCCTTTGTCAGGTCGAGGTACTGTGCCGTTCCCGCAGATTCCAACAAACTCTTGGAGGACGCATCGGAAGTCCTCTCCCTGGTTTGAAGAGAAGGCTCCGGGCACGTTTTCCCAAACAGCGAAAGTTGGATACCGTCCATTAGTTGCTGCCCTCATTTCCTTTATAATTCGGATTGCTTCAAAAAACAGATTCGAGCGCTGACCGTCATGGATGCCTGCGCGCTTGCCAGCAACAGAAAGGTCTTGGCAAGGGCTTCCGAACGTAATCACATCCACCGGCTGTACCTTGTCGCCATGCACCTCGGTCACGCTGCCGAGGTGCTGCATCATGGGAAAGCGGGAGCGCGTCACCGCAATGGGGTACGGCTCCACCTCCGCCGCCCAGACCGGGCGGATTCCGGAGAGCGCCCCCGCAAGAGGAAAACCTCCGCTCCCATCAAAAAGACTGCCTAACGTCATTTTCCCTCCCAGGGCGTTTCCTGCCGGAAGTCGTTTCCCATAAGTTCGCGAAGGCTCTCTTTCATGAACACCTTCATGCCAGTAATCTGTGCGGCTTCGACGATATTTTCAACCCATTCGCGCTTTGGAGTAATCTTGCCTTTTCGATTGCCCGTTTCTGCGCCGATGATTACCCATTCGTCCGAGCCGAAAGAACCAAGCCCAACGTCCATGTCCTCGGTTAGCGGCTCAATGCTCGTAAACGTGTGAAAATGGTTATCCCCTTGGAATCTTCTGGCATTTTTGTTGTCCAGCGTGCTTCCAAACCACCAGTTTTCATGGCTTGGGAGAACGAGCGTATGCGCGTATTCTGCCGTCTGCGGATGTGTCTTCCCTCCATGCGTTTCATTCCAGCGCTTTACTTTATAGGCGCTCGCCATTTTGCACAGTCTGGCTGGATTTTTTGTCAGGAACAAATACCGATGCTGCGGCGCGGCTTCGCACGCCATGAATACTTCCGCAATCCATTCATCTGGAACCCAGTCGCCGAACAGGTCTGCCATACTGCACACAAAGATGGTGCGTGGCTTTTTCCAGCGCTGCGGCTCATCCAGCTTGTAGCGGTAGAAGGTGGGGTCGAACTCAAAGGGATACGGGGCTATTTTGTTATTTCCGTAATTCTTGAGCGGATAATCAAGCTCATGTAAGTCTCCATCTGCGTGTAGGCGTTCGCACTCATATTCACCCCAGCGGTTTGGCAGCTCGTCCTCGTAATACACGCCGCCGAACCGCTCCGCAATCTTTCGCGCATAGCAGTATTCGCAGCTGTGCCGGCAACCAGTTACAGGATTCCATGTGCTGTCTGCCCAATCTATCTTTGTTTTTCTGCTCATGACTTTTCCTCCCACGGTGCGTTTGCCATTTCTTTCTCCGTCGGCTTCCGCATCCAGCAGCGCCACGTCTCGCCGTAGGTGTAATCGGCGTACCACGTGCGTCCGCCGTCGAAATACATGCGGTGGCTTTTACTTTCCCAGTACGTTACCATTCGCGCACGGACGCACGGCTCGTCGTCTCCGTTATTATCTTCAATCCATACGAGCGTTCCTGCGCTTACCGCAAGCTCTGCAAGGGACAGCACACGGTTTTTGTTCTCATTCATCTTCCTTCGTCCTCCCACGGCGTGTTTTCCTGCTCGTTTTTCGTCGGCTTCCGCAGCCAGAAGCGTCCTTCCACTTATAATCCTGCATTCTTCTTTCTCCCTTCGTTGTTGTTCCACGCTTTCACGGCTGCGGCTCTTGTTTTCCCAAGCTCACCGATATAGCCACAGTCCGAGCATCTTACCTCGAAACCGTTACCGCCGAAGAATACACACAACATTTCCACATACTTACCTCCGCAATTCGGGCAAGGTTTTGGTTTTTCTCGCATTACGCCTATTCCTCCTTAACTTAGTCCTTTTTTAGGCAAGTATACCGCATGTGCGGCTTGTCGAAGCCCAGATGCACAAGCCCCGTTGCGCCGTTTCGATTCTTCCTGATTCGGCACGTTTGCCACGTCAACCCGTTCGCTTGGCAATTGTGGTACATCTGCCATCTGTCGCTGTTCGCGTCCTGCGGTTCTTCTGGCTCGTGTAGGATGAGAAACACGTTCGCGTCCTGCTCAATCGCGCCGCTGTCTCGCGCTTGTGACATATCCGGCTCGCTTCTTGTCGATTTGCCGAATCCCTTCTCACTCTCGCGGTTGAACTGCGTCATGCACAACAGCGGAACGCCTAAATCCATCGCCATCAGCTTCAATTCGCGGCTGATTTGCGTCACCTCCTCCGTGCGGTTTCCGCATTTCTCGTCGGCTCGCATGAGTTGGATATAATCAACCACAATCAGGCTCAATCCCTGCTTGCTTGCCTTCATCTTCGCTGCCGCGTTGCGTATTTGCAATGGCGTGACCGCTCTTTCCTCGATGGTGACTGGTAAATCTGCAAGCACCTGATAGCAGGGCGAAATCTGCGCGAAATCCTCTAATTCCATCTTGCCTGTGGAGATTTTCTGCAAGTCCACGCCTGATTCGTTCGCCATGAAACGCGCCGCAATTTCAACCGGGTTCATTTCCAGCGACACAAGCAGCACCCCGCCGCCGTGCTCCGCAACGTACTTCGCCATGCAGATAGCCAGCGACGTTTTGCCGACACCCGGACGTGCGCCGATGTAGATTAGCTGTCCCGGCTTGAAGCCGCCCAGCATTACGTCAAGGTCTGCGATTCCGCATGTCACGCCATCTTTCTTGTCGAAAGAATTCGCAAGCATGAGCGACGCTTCGTGCATCGTCACCCCGTCGTTGCCAGCGGTTGACGACTGTGCCGCCGCCGCGCAATCCGCTTGCAGCGCTGCAACCGACACGCCCGGATTTCCTACATCTTGCAGGATTTTTCGCGCCAGCGTCGCAAGTTCGCGGCGTTTCGCGCACTCCGCCAAAATCGCTATGTACTGCCGCGACATGATGGGTGAAATGCCCATTTGAACGCATTGCATCAAGAGTGCGGTATCTTGGAAGTCGCATTGCACTTCTGCATCCAGCGTCACAAGGTCAACGTTTTTCCCCTGCTTCACAAGTCGCATGATTCCGCGCTGACAGGCTTGCATCTGCTTTAAGCCAAAGAGTGCATCAGGCAGTGCGGCAACTTCCTGCGCCACGATTGCGTCTTGCATTGCAAGCCCAATCAGGCTCTTTTCCGCGTCCTCGTTGATGTATGCGTCCATCTTTAACTACTCCATTTTTTCGCTATTTCTTCCAACTTCGTCCGTACCTCTGGATACCCAACGCTATTCATAAATACATCTCTTTGTTTGATTTTCGGCGGTTCGTGCACTTCAATTTCGTCCGTGCTATTGATAAACCTTATCGGGTGCTTTTCCGCCTCAATCCGCGCTTGCTCTCGTCGCTCTTTCTCCTGTTTCTCTTTCGCGCGTCCATTGATTACACCCTTGAGGTATCGGATGTTAGGCTTCCCGGATTCCCCGGCGATTTTGACGCATTCCAGCACTTCTTCCGTGCCGTTGTCCGCCACAAGCTGGTTGAGCGTCTCCATCGTCGCCGTCGTGTCGGGGAATCCTTGCCTTTTCGCTTCGTCCAGCACATCGTTTGTGCCTTGCTGGATTTCTACGGCTTCCTTGTCGCTAATGAAGGGTGCAGGTGTATGTGCTTCGGGCTTTTTCTCTGGTTCGGGGTTGAGCTGCGCCTGTTCCGATTCGGGCTGCTGGATGTCTTCTGACTTTGTTTTCTTCGGGCGACCACGTCCGCCAGCCTTGCCACCTGCGGAACGCACCTCGTGAATCTTGCAGATTTTATCGCATTCTCGCAACAGCGCAAGGTACAAAAACGCCGCGTTTCCTTCCGGCTCGACATCCTCACCCGTCGCCATATAATCAAGAATGGCTTTAAGCGCACGTCCGGTTTCTTCGTCGGAAAGTCTCGCGATTTCCCGGCGCATGGCTACTTGCACAGGCACATACTCAAGCTCCATTTACTTTCTCCCTCCGTTAAAACGGCAAATCCTCGTTGTATACCGGGGTGTAACTCTGCGCGGGCGGTTGAGCCGCCTCATGCGCCGTCTGCGGTGCATCCTGCTTCGCGCTGTCTATAAACTCAACATCCTGCGCAAATACTTCCAGCGTCGCGCGTGTGCTTCCGTCGTTGGCGTTGTATGTGCTGACGCTGACGCTGCCAATCACACACACCTTGCGCCCCTTCGCAAGATACTTTTGGCACGTTTCCGCTTGCTTATCCCAGACGGATACGCGGAAGAAGTCTGCTTCCGCCTTTTCACCCGGTTTCGCGCGGCGATTGACCGCAATCGTGAAATTGGCGACGCTCTTGCCGCTCTGCGTCGTGCGCAACTCAACGTCGCGCGTCAGATTCCCGATGATTGTCAGCTTGTTCATTGCTTTTCCTCCCCAGTTTGTACAGCTTCGCTATTTTTTCGTCGATTTTGACGGGCTGGATGTGGTACTTTGCATCAAAATCCGCCTGTGCCATCGTGTGGCACTCTGTGTGATGTACCCGGCAAAGCGGTTCACACGTCAGCCCGATATGATTGATTTCTGTGCGGTCTGCGCCCATTCCGACGCGCTCCCAGTGATGGAGGTCTGACGGTCTGCGTCCGCAGACGGCGCACTGCTTGTGCATCACGCAAGCGTAGATGTACGCGTCGATGTCCTCCGCATACTCCACAAGCGGCTGTTTTGTCGGGATGTCGTTTACCACGCAGAACTCAACAAGCCAGTCGATGTAAAGCCGCGCGGTTGTCATATCCACGTCGGAAAGGCTGAATGCCTTGATTGCCTCCGCTTGCAGCTTGTCAATCCGCGCTCGCAGAAACTCCGCCTTGAGCATCGTGTTGATGTCGCTCTTGTCGCCCTGCCCGATGTATCCCGTCGCGGCGGCAATCTCGCCAATCAGCGCCCACGCCTTGCGCCGTTGCTCTGGACTGATTGTGCGGCAGTCCTGCCAAAGCACCGTGACGGTATCGGATAAGTTTTCCGCATCGGGGCGGGCAGTCTGGATTGTCAGGCTGCCCGGCTGCTCGATGACTTTGCCGATTGTCGCAATCATTGCTCACTCCACGGCTCGCATTTGGTTTCTTCGCGTGTCGGCTCTTTCTCCCAGCACCGCCACTTTGTGCCGTAGTCCTCTTCTCCGACGACGAAGCTACCAATACCAGGATTGTACGGAATCACTCGGCACGTTTTGTTTGTGCGCACGAGGAAATACGCGCAGATTGGAATATTGTAGCGCAGTTCCACCCAAATACGCGCCGTCTTTTGGTTCTGCGTGATTGCTTCGGCAAACGTCAGAACGCGGTTTCGCTGCTTAGTCGTCATCGTCACTTTCTTCCTCCCTTGGCGGAAATTCTGAATCGCACGTCGGGCAATGAAGCCGCGCTGTTCTTCTTACCATATCGAGTACAACGTATTTCATTTCATCGTCGCAGTACGGGCATCGCGGCATAAGTTCTTCTTTAGGCATTCTTTTCCCCCTCCCACAGCTTTTCCGCCCCTTTCTCCATGCGGTCTGCTTGATGTTTGTAATAACGTTCCCGTGCAGCTTTACGGATTTTTTCTATATTCGCTAAGTAATATTCGCGCTGCCGTTTTTGCAGCTCTTCTTTGTGCGCTTGATAGTAAGCCCGCTGATATTCGCGATATGCTTCCCCGCGTTCAGCCATCCGCGTCAACTCGCTTTCCAGTAATAAATTCTGCTCTCGGCAGCGTCTCAATCCATGCGCAGAACGCCCTCCATTCCGGCAGACGGTGATTCTTGCGCTGCTGGTAAATCGTTTTGAGCTGCCGGTAGTTGGTGGTCATTCGCGCTGTCAGCCGCAAGCCAACAGGCACGTTGTAAAGGACTGCAAGATACCGTTCCGGCGTTGGGGCTTCCTTGTACTCCGCAACCAGCTTTTCCACAAGCTCGATTGTCTCCCGGCGCACATAGTCGATGCATTGCTCGTCGATGTCCATGCTTGTTATGCGGTGCATTGTAGACTGGCTCGATACAAAATCCAGAAAATGATACCGCTCGGCTTCCACCCACGCCTTTACGGTGAACGTGAGGTCGAACTGCACAACAATTCCCGTCAAAAACTGGTCGTGTCCGCTTCCTGTCTGGCAGTTGGCAAGCGCCATTGTCCTCTCTGTGACTTCCGCGCTGCATTGCTCCGTGTCGGTTGCCATCGGATAGCGGCTTGCCTTTACGCTCGACGCAAGCCCCATGATTTCGACGTTGCTAACAACATTCATCGCTTTTCCCCTTTCTCGATTCGCTCCACCATGTCAAACGGGTCGTCGAAATCCAGTCGGATGCCCGTCTTTTCCAGCACCTCATCAATCAATTCTGCCGTTGTGAAGTACGCGCCTGGTTGAAGATACTTTTGCGTTGCCGTCAGCATCCGATAAATCCGCCTTGTGCCGAAACCGAACTCCTCTTTCATCGCAAGGCACATCCCGGCGAAAATCATCTTGATTGCATGGCGTTCTGCGTCCTTCGCTCCGCGCTCATACTCGCGTTCGTAGCCTCCCCGCGCCCTCATGATGCTCTGCGCGGCGTGGTTTATGTCCCGCGCCGCTCTTCTGCGTTCTGCTCGATTCATTACGATGCCTCCCGGAAATTAGCCTTCACCGCGTCCATCAGCGCCTTTGCGTCCGCCATCGTCATTTCTTTCGTCGGGATGTTGCGGACGATGTTTGCTTCCACAAGCGCGGCGCGAACTCTGCCCAACTCCTGCATATCCATGCCGATGTTTCCGCACTCGCGCATAATGTAGTTTGTCGGCGTTTCCGACGGGTTCTCTGTTGGCTTGCTCTGCGGCTTCGGCTGCTCCGGTTTTTTTTGCGTCTCGTGCTTTGTTTCGTAGCTTTCACCGTCCGGGTCAGTCATTTCTTCCGTCGGAATGCAGAAGACCTGAAACAGTGCGTACTTGTAAGCAATCGCCATTGCCTTGTTGCTTGCCTTGTCGCCGCTGTCCATGCCTTCGCCCAGCGTCACCGCCTCGACAAAGCTCCCGTCGGTGGTGTAGAAGCGGAACGCGATTTTGAGGAGGCTGTAACGCAGTTCTCCACCTTTCGCCGTTACCTTGATTTCTCGCGTCTGCTCCAAAACCTGCGGAACGGTGAAAATCTTGTTCTTCGTCAGAATTGGCTTCAGCGCGTTCATCACATCGTCGATGCCGCGGAACTTAAAACCCTGCTGCTGGTTGTACTTGTCCTTGCCGATTGCGGAAATGTCCGCCATCGCCGCGCTGATTGCGGCGTAAATCTGCCCGTTTTCCATGCTCGTTCCTCCTATCAGCACTCGTACCATCTCTGATACTGGTCGTTGATGTACTTCTCCCAGCGCCAATCTTCCCCAGTTCGGCTTGCTTCATCAACCCTCCGCACGGGCTTCCTGCACCCGCGCGGGACTTCGTCCGTCTGACTGCATCCGCAGTCGCAGTGCTCACCGCTATCCAGATATGCCCCGCACAGGCAGCAGCGTCTTGCCATTTTGCTCACCCCTTTTGCACCGCGAAAACCGGGTCGCGCGGAACAATTTTGATGCCGGGAACGACTTCGCCCGTAATTTCGTCAATCGCCTGTCCGTTGTTATCTGTAATCAGCCCTTTCAGCGCAGTCCATTTCAGCTTTGGCACATTCTCCACGCAGGACGGCGCATTCTCGGCGCACCACGCGATAATCTGCGCATCGTCGCGCTCGTACTCCGGCGCTTGCGCCTTGCGAACCAGAACGCCGCTCGGCAGCTTGTACTTCTCGCTGGTCTTCGTCGCCTTGTGCGGAACGGTGTCGAAGTAGCTTTCCAGCAGGGCGGTAAAGTAGTCAATGCTCTGCTGGTTGGACTGCGCCACGCGCTCACTCTGTGCCTTGTAGTAGTCCTTCCACTTCTGCGTGTCGGCTTCCAACTCCGCAATGCGGCGAACCGCCCAATCCGCCTTCTGGTCGTTGTCGATGACAAAACCAGCGCGTTCTTCCTGCTCGTTTTCCTCGATTTCGCTGATAAACTGCTCCATTATATGTTGACTTCCTTTCGTTTTTGTGTTAGAATGTAAGTGGCTTAACCGCCCCTTACCCTTTCTGTCTGCTCGTGCCGCGCTTTGTACCCGCGTCACGGGCGCTTTTTTTATGCACGTCTCCGGGCAATTGTGCCGTCAGGGTTCATCAGCCCACGCGCAACAAGGTCGTTGCGCTTCTTGCGCTGGCGGATGACCTCGTTCTCCTGCTCCTGCGTCGGGTAACGCTTTCGGCGCTCCAGCTCCTGCTCAAAGTCGCTGACCGTTACGCGGATGGTTTCGTGCGCATTGCCGCCGATGCAGATGTGCGGCATTTCGCGCATAAATTTTCGGGCGCTCTCCTTGCTAATGCAGAGGATTTCGGCGACGCGCTCGGTGTTGAGGTACTGCGTCATTTCGCGCCACCTCTTTTCTCGATTCGGGCAAGCGTGTCCGTCAGACAGGCGATTGCCTTTCGCAGAACCTCCTCGTACTTATCTCGGTTAATCGGGTTATCAATGCGCCCGTCTTCCGACACGTCGCGCTCAATTGCGCTTTGCAAGCACATCACGTCCTCAATCGCAAACCGTCCTCGGAGAACGCTCCCCGCCGTCGTTGTCTCATCTACGCCGCGATAATGTCGGCGGTAGCTATCGCAGTTGGATAGCATCCACTTGTGCCACAATCCCGGCGCTTTGTAGGCGATTTCCAGTCGGTCAACGTCGTCTGGCGACGGGAACGCTTCGCCACGCTCCCAGCGCCCGACGAGTGCTTCACAAACGCCGATTTCGCTTGCAATCTGCCACTGCCGGATACCTGCATTTTCTCGTGCTTTCCGCAGCTCATTCCCTCCAAACTCGGTCATTTATTTCACCTCTTTCTGTGTTATTATTTCATTAGGTGCAAGGGCGAAAGCCGTCGCGATTACTTCCGCGATAAAGTTGCCCTGTGCGTCAATCTCCCCCGCCTGATACCGCCCCGTCTCGGACAATGCGCGGCTATACGCCCGCTCAAACGTCAGCTTGGTGATGTCGTCCGGCGTGTTGATGCCCGCCATATTGCAGACGGCGTCGTAGACAATCCGCATTGCGGCGCTGTCTCCCAGATGCGCCCGAATCTGCTTGACGATTACCGCGTCGATTGGACACCAGCGCAAGCCCTTGCCTTCCTCCGGCTGCATCGTTACCCCGGTTGCTCGCTGGAAGTCAGTCATTCCAAAGCGCCCCCATCTTGTCGCTGATTTCTTCAAGCAGCTTATTCATGATGTCTCCGTAGACAACGTAGGCATCAAATTCGCCGGGGAAAACCTTCTGAAAGGCTCCGTAGTCCTTCACCTTCCCGCTCCGTACGTCCATCCAGATAATCTTCCAAATGCGGTCGG